TGCCGTTTTGCAGCATGGCCTCGGTCATGTGGTTGGTCAGCTCGGCCAGCTCGTCGTCCATGGCCCTCTGCATGGCCTGGTTGTAGATCGTTGCCACCCGGTTGTATTGGTTGTCGGCCACGCCGGCAGTCATGACCACCGAGGCCGTCGGGTTGAAGCCCGGAACTGCTTGGATGCCTCGGGCCTTGGTTCCCTTGTGAACGGCGACGTTCTCCTCGGGCAGGCCGTATTGGTTGGCCAATGAGACCAGGGCAGCATTGGTCTTCTTGGGCGCCTTGTAGCCTGCAGGCTTCGACAGAGGCTTCCACTTCGGGCTCTGGAACTGAGTGAAGCCCTTGTTGTAGATCCGGATGATCTTCACCACACCGGAGCGTAGGTAGCCGACTGAGCCGATAGTTTTCCGCATCAGGGCCGAGGCTGCTGCCTTCATCTCCTCGCCGTAGAGGCCGCGGCGGCCGGCCTTGGCTTCCTTCGACTGGGCAATCAGGTGCACCCGGCGAAGCAGGCGGGACTTGCCGATGCGTTTGCCGGTCTTCTTGGACTTCCGATTGATGTTTCCAAGCGGCGTGCCGAGGTAGTCAGCAATGCGGCGCCGTTCTTGTCCCGGGCTCTTAGGCGGCACCAGGACGAACAACCGAACCATCAGGAAAAAGAACCGGGCGTTGATCGCCTTGTGAAGGTCTCGGCTGGTCGACAGCAGATAAGCCTTCATTGCCGCATCGAAGCGGCTGGAATCCACCGTCATGTTGACGACAGGTCTCACCGGGTCTTGGCTCCTAGTTCAAGGCTGTAGTAGGCGCCGGAGGCATCCACCCGGCAGGACAGGATCCGCAAGGTGCGTCCCTGGTAGACCAGCGTCCTACCGACCACCGGGCGGGGCTTGCAGAAGGTCAGGGCGATGCGGTCGGTGTTCTCCTGCAGTAGGTAGTAGCCGTCCTCCTTAAGCAGCCTGGAGAACTCGGTGCCCTGGTCGAGGGTGTAAAGGGTGGTGTCCATCGTGACCAGGGTGCTGTCCCAGGTCTTCCAGTCGGAAAACTTGACCAGGATCCGGGATGCTACGTTGTCCTGGAATCCACCGGGCACCGGCGTGTTGGCATCGGTGACCATGGCCGGGATGCACCGGATCGACGAGCCTTCCCAGATGAACATCGGCGCCCCCAGCATTTGCTGGAGCACTGCCATGCCCTGCTGGAGACTGGAGCCGATGATGGTCATTTAGGCGGTGAAGTAGGTGCCGGAGATCAGGAGCCGGCTGGTGGCTTGTATTTGGCTGGCCAGGCTTGTGACGTCCCCGTTGTCGTAATGGTAAAGCGCGGCGTATGATGTACCGCCGACAGCTTTTCCGATCACCGCAGTCTTGGCTTGAGTGGTGGCGTTGTCCAACCAGATGGCTAGGGCAGCGTCGTAGGACACGGGATCCGGCAGACTGATTCGCAAGTCGCCGGTGGCGGATCCGGTCACCGAGTTGACGGTGATGTCCACGGTGAAGGTGGCCACAAAACCGATTGCCGTGTGACGGGCTGTATTGACGGTGAAGCTGTAGGTTCGACCGCCGCCGGAGTCCGTCAGCGTCGGCACCCAGGTCGACGGGGCTACCAGCGGGAGCGCGGCGTAGATCTCGTCGAAGTTGTCGTTTAGCTTCTGGCCGGCGCCCCGGAGCGTGTCCCCGGTGTTGTCGTTGGCGATGGTGCCGATGTTGATGATTTGCTGGGCCATATCAGTTTTTAGGCAGGACGTACCAGCCGGAAGGCAGCGTCACCGTGGACGGCCCCACCAGCTTCTTGTCTTTGTCAAATCCGTACACGCTGGCCTTCACCGGCTTGGCCAGCATCACCGGATCACCGGAAGGGACCAGGACCACCTTCGCCACCTGGCAGCCCAGGCAGGTCAGCAATCCGATCAGCCAGATCGCTTTTGAGGGCCTCGGGAGCTTTGCCATGTTGCACATCGGTGGGTGGTGTTTCTCGGAACCAGTCGAGCAGGGCCTTCAGGATCTGGTAGATCCAGTTCACTCGGACTTTTTCTCGGCGTCCTTGGCCCAGATGAGGCCGATGCCAGCGGTCACCGCGGCGATGGTCGTGGTGATGTCCAGATGGGTGGTCGGGTCACCGTCGAACAAGGCCTTCATGGCCCCGCCAACAGCAACGAGGATGGCACCGATGCCGGCCAGTGTGGTCTTGGTGTTTTTCATTTCTTCAGGGCTTTGTACAGGGCAACGCAGGCGGCCAGGAGGCCAACCACGGCGGACGCGAAACGAATCTGGTCAGTGAGCTGGGGGAGCATCGAGGCTCCCGTAGCAGCAGCCGATGTGGCCAGTGAGACCGCTAGGCCGTTTGTTCCGCCGCCGTGGTTGGTTGCGTCCATGTTACTCGGGCTTGGATTGTGAATATGCGGCCGCTGCTTCAAGGAGTTCCACCAGAGGAAGGCCGACCTTCATGTTGGTCACGTTGCCGGCCTTCATTCCAATGACAAGCAGCTCATAGAGTTGGTTGAACTGCTGCGGTGTGAGTTCGATCTTGATCATGCGGCAGGAGCTTCGACAACGGGAGCTTCAGGCGCAACAACAACCGGCTCAGGAACCACCGGCGCCCACGGCAGCGGCGGAGCGATGACCGGAGGGTTGATCTGGTTCTGGATCTGCGCGGTGACGTTCGCCTCGATGGCCTTCTGATCGACGCCATTGGCGTAGCACCAGCCAAGCACCTGTTCCTGCGTCAGGTCAGGATATGGCGTGAACGAACCGCTGGGCGCAGCGAACGACGCGCTGCCGTAGCAGGTGCCGCTGTACTGATCCTGCGTGCCGTTGCACCTCCAGTCGGCGGTGATGACGACATCGGTGAGGGAGCCTTCGGTCGGCTTAACGAGAAGGCGTTCGATGATCCAAGAGAGGGTAATCATGGGATATTAGGCGTTAGCGATTGTGGTGACAGTGCCAGAGCTTCCACGGTACTTCAGCGCACCGGCTTCGACGTAGAGCTGACCCATGCCAGCAGGAGAAGTGCTTGGAGCAGTAGCGTTTGCAAGACCGAGAACCTTAGCGGCAGAGGTTCCGAATGTCGTAACCCCCACGCCGACGTTGCCGGCGGATGTAATCCGCATGGTTTCATCACCACTCGCCGTGACACCTTTGTAGTTGTAAAAAACTAAATCGGTATTGTTGGTTGCAGCAGGTGTTACCGCTTCAATTCTTGCGCCAAAGTACCCGGCCAACAAAAAGTTGGTATTAGTTCTAAAATTAAACGATGCAGCATTTCCAATAGCAGCAGCGGCACTATTTGTTACTGTTGCAGTGCCGCCAAGCGAACCGGAAGTGCTTGTGACAACTTCAAGTTTTGTACCAATCGCAGTACCACCAATCCCCAGCCCCGTGGAGTTCAGGGTCATGGCGGTGGAGCCAGCTACGGACCATGTGCTTACACCGGTCGAGTCGATGTTGTAGCGTTCTGTGCCGGTGACCGTGGTGTTGTTCGCAGCAGTGTAAAAACCAACAGAAGTGGCTGCATTACCAGAATTGAATCCTCCGCCGACATAGACAAAGTTGTTGGTGGATGTGGAAAAACCACCAACAGTAGAAACAGGCTCCTCGGCGTTGGTGTAATGCCGCGCACTAACAGTTCCTTCTTTCGCGGTTGCGTCGGTGTTGTTCGTTTGAAGCACCAACTGTGATCCTGCTGAACCTTGAATGTGCAGCTTATATGCGGGTGTGGCTAGACCAATACCCACCCGATCATTCGTCGAATCAACCTTCAGCGTCGAGGTATCCACCGTCAGATCGCCGCTGATGGTGGCGGAGGCGAGGGTGGCGGATGGCGAACAAGCGAGGATGTTGTTGATCGAAATGCGCTTGGTCGTACCGGATGCCGCCATCGAATTGTCAGAGACATCGACGATCGGAACCATGTCGTTTGCGGGATCGGCCGCCGTTAGGGCCGCTAAGGCTGTAATCTTGGAGTCTGCCATAATCAGTTAGCTTGGATTGCGATTTTAAAGAGGTCTTCCTGTTGGAGGAAACCAGCGTCTTCTCTCAACAGAAATTCAAAAGTACCGTATGTGATGACGAGTTTTGATGTTCCGTCTTCTTGCCACAGGAACCCCTCGTCTTCACGGAGAACATCACGGCGAAGCACCGGCGCGTCAGTGCCACCGGCTTGACCGGCGAACAACCGATTGAGTGCTATGCCGAGCGAGATCATTAGGCGCGAGCGTTAAACGCCACCACACTACCGGAGGAGATTTGAAAGCCGGTGATGTTGCCCACCAACGGGAAGCCAGCGGGAATCGTTTTGGAGGTCCAAGTGCCGGAGATACCGAGTCCGGTGATGGATGTGAAAACGGTGGGTTCAGTGGGAATCAAACCAGACCACGCACCAGTTTGTGCGGCAGTGCTGGTAACCAACGAGAAACCCTCTCGTCCCATTGAATACTCGGTTGCGATGTCTGCTTGAACGGCCATTTGGTTTTTCGGTTAGAGGGGAGGCTGCCAGCGTATCTAACAGCCTCCCCAATTTTGGTTTGTTAACCTTTTCGGACTTTCGGTGCCAGGGCTCCCTGTATCCACAGGATGAGCTTGCCTCCTTCGGGAACGGTCGCGGTGTTGAAGCCTTCGCGCTGGAGTGTCGCGTCGACTTCGGGACCAGAAACGAGCTTGGTTTTGCCGTTCTTGTCCACCGAGATGGTAGTTGCGATTCTCATGGGTCAGCCGATTAGGCGGTGATGAGAACCTCGGCCTGCGTGGTGTCCGCGGCCGCGGCGCCGAACATGATGTCGTAGGACGCCATGTGAGCGCGGGAGGCGCGGCTGTACCAGACAGACAGCAGGACAGAAAGGCCGTTGGACAGCTCGACCGTGCGCTGCTCCAGGAACTCGCCGGCGATCATTCCGACCGGGAGGCCCGAGGCCACCGCAATGGCGTCCTGGCCGCAAACGAAGCCGGCGGTGTTGGCGATAGCGCCGGTCCAGTCGTTCTGCTCCAGGATGTTGTTGAAGCCAAAGAAACCGTTGTTCA